GAACTGAAAATTAAGCCAAATCTAAGAAATACCACCAAATAATATAAGATATATTATCAAACCCTAGTTATATCAATGATTTTACTAGATATTGTCTTTTTTTTCTGTAAAAAAGTCATAGGGCATGGGGTAAAATTAGTATATGTATATATGCGTACCCCTTCAAATTTTTCTTTCTAAATTTTTTTGGGGGTAATCTTGCAGCAGCAGTCTAAGGGTCCTCCCCCCTAGTGTAATCCTAAGTATATTCTTAGTGTAATCTTAGTGAGTAGAGGTAACTCTTTCTCCTATAGTGGTCCCTAATAGAAATCCTTAATAAAACCTTGGTCTGATACGTTGCTATTTCTTATTTGTTGAGGGGTCATGCCCATAGCAGTTTGAGATATGGTGTTATTGAGCATAGAGTTCCAGTTATCAGTGTGAATAGAGAATAATTCATTTTTACGTTTAGCGATATTAAGGTCTTCATTTTGAGCCATGTAGTCTGTCCAGTAAGCAACTGCACCTGCAAGGGAGTCAACAAGGTCATCATGCACGAGAGAACCTCTGTGTCTGGATATTCGTGATAGTTGATAGACGAGTTGAAGCTTAAGTCTTCTTTCTGGTGTTTCTTGAGGGTTAGAACGGAAGTCTTTTTCTATCACTTTGCGGTCTATTATCAGGCGGTGAGAGTTCATTACAGGTTCTAGAGTGTCGATTATGCGTAGTTCTTTGGTCTTATTGTTTCTAACGTCTTCAACTAAGCATGGGTGGAACCTCATTAGGAAGGGTTTGAGGAGTTCAGCGAACATACCACCACCGAAGTTTTGTTCAACGAGTATTTGATTTATTTTATTATCTCTAGCAATCTTACTAATCTTCTCCAGAACGGCATCTGAGTAGCCCCCAGAGAGTCCTAAACACTCTGTGACGTATAAATTACCATTAAGCATCTTAACGCAGCTTATAGCGGTCTGGTCCTTACCTTTCCCTGAGGGGTCAACGAACATAACTGACCCTGTATATTCTATGAAGTCTCCAAATTCTTGAGCAGGTCGGTAAAATCTATCGCCATTGAAGCCTACACATTGCAGATCTGTGAATTACATATTCGGGATTATTAGACCAGATTATTTTTTCTGGTGCAAATTCTTTATTTACAGAAGCAATTACTAGGTCGTTTATCTTTAATGGGTATCTATCTTGGTCAGATAGGGTTGTATCCAGTTGAAACTGTAAATTGAAGCCAGAACGACCATAGGAAGCTTCACGTTCCATCAAATCTTGTGCTGAGAACCTTATAGGGTCTACAGGATCATTAGGCTTTACAAGCCCTTCTGTAAGCTTTCTGTTGATAATAGGAGCAAGTCTATCTCCATAGTTGTTTTTTAGTTCTGGGTAACGTGCAGTCCATATTCTTGTTTCATATCCTCTTTCTTCTAGTGTTAGGTACACAGAGTTTTCTACTTGTGGTGTACCAAGAAAGGTAATTTTTCCATTTGGTTTTAAGATTGCTTCAAATTCTTTTACAGCTTCACTAAGTTTGTCTCTCATGGGCTGTGTATAGGAGTTGTTAGGAACTTCTACGTCATCAGCGATTACTTCATCTGCCCTAGCTCCTGACATCTGCCCTAAGACACCCCTAGAAGAGCATGAGGGAGCATGATCGGCTTGTGCAGGTTTTACATCAAAACTTACCTTACTGTTTCTCTGGTCATCTCTAGGTATCAAATCAGCAAGTATTGGCATCTCATTAATAAGACGCATGGTAAATGTAGTAAAGTTATCGGCTCTGTCTTTACTGGCAGATACGACCAAGAACTTTAGTTGTGGGTTCATACGAAGTCGCCACACAACGTAAGTAGAAGTAATCCAACTTTTACCTACCCCACGAAATCCCTGTATGATTTTACGTCTTGCACCATATTGTAGATATTCAGCTATATCTAACTGAACAGGTGTAGGGTCTGGTAGGTTTAGATGTCTCCAAGTAACGATTAAGAAATATCTAAAGTCTTGTAGTTTTTTTGGTAAAGGTTGCAATTATAAATCAGCTAAAGGTACAGCATCTAGGTCTGGTAAGTTCTCCATAAGCTCTTGCATTGGGTTCTTTTCTACAGGTAAGCACTCAACACCATTATCTTTTAAAAACTGTCTAGCTACGTTTAGATCCCCTGCCTTTGCTTCTCCACTTGTAATCTTATCTGTCAGTTCTTTCGCAAGAAGTAAATGTAACTTTTCTAGGATTTTAAAATTTTTATCCATGATTAGTCTTGTTTTTAATTAATATAATCACTTTTTATCTGTTTTGCCAAACAGAAGATACTTAATTTTACCTACAAAACCTAGCTTCCTAACCTTTTTATATAGTTCCATACCTTTTTCATAGCGATATAGTTTAGTTTCTATCTCTGATATACGCATTATTGCTGAAGTCAAAAGCAAATCTTGTAGCTTAGTGTACTTAACTAGGTCTAAACAGTATGCCCTTATAGCTTCATCAGGCAACTGTTCTGTTTCACGTTGCTTTACTTCGATTTCAAACTCGATTTCTGGCGGTGGGTTGCCAACAAGTATCTTAAAAAATTCTTTGTGGTTCATATTAGTTTAGTTTAGGAAATAGTTGATGTTCTAATAGGTCAACAGCACGATCATCTAGTGTGTTGGTGGTTTGTTTGCAAATAGCTCTAAGTAGATCAACTACTAATCTCTTCACAGCAGTTGTAGTAAAGAACTTTAGTAGTATTGGTTTTAGTATTTTAAGCATAGTTTGTTTGTTTTTCCAAACATAGCACACGTTACTGCATCTTGCCTTCTATCCTACTAACCGCTTGCGATAGCTTGTTTAATCTATTGTAAATATCAATAATAGTTTTTTCTCTGCGGTTACTCATATTAGATAAAACCATAACAAAAGCTGTAGCTGCTGCTCCTAATAACATTGCTTGTACTTCTGTCATTTGCTTAAATAGTTAATTATGTATAGTATGACTAATAAAACTAATTATGGAAGAAGATAAAGAAAGCAAAGTTGAAACCATTGTCAAAGTTTCTATACTGCTGTGGTCGGCAACGCTATTAACACTTTCATATTGGGAACCGCCTAGTGGTAAAAAAATAGTAGATTTTGACCCAACTTTCATAGCTTCGATTTTTTCGGCTTCAACTGCTAGCTTGGGTTTGTCTATCGGTAAGAAGGGTAACAGTAATGGTAATGCAAAAACACCTACAATAGGTAATAATAAGGATATAAAGAAGTAAACCCATGAAAAAGCTACTACTACTAGGTTTGTTTATAGCTGCACCTTGCTACGCAAACGGAGTGCCAACGTGGAGTACTGGTTCAAGTAATCGTACAGAAAATACAACTCAGACTATTACTCGCAGCATAGTCACTCAGAAATATGGGTCTGCTCTGGAAACTTGGGAAGCTTCAAATATTGCTGTTACAAGTGCTTCTAGCGGAGGAATAACAGCTACAGATGCAATTTTTACTCCTAATACTGCTACTGCTGATTGGTCACTTTCAGTAACTACCAGAGCATCAGGAACTAAAATAGAAGAAATTACACAGAATGATGCGATTACGACTACTAGCGTTATCACTTCTTTGTCTGTCTTTAGTCAGTAATAAAGCTAGAGCCGAAGGCGATACAAACGTACAGGCTCAACCAAATGCGATTGGTAATTCCAGTATTATCAATCAAAATATGAATATTAATAATGGAATGACAGGTAAGCAGCAGTTTGGAAATTTAGTATGTAGTCAACCAACAATGTCATTTACACCTTTTTATACAGGTAATGATGCAGAGAATACTGAAAGTGAAACGTATAGTATCAATGAAGGTTGGGGATTTCAGATGTCTTTTATGGTTCCTTTAGGAGTTAATAATAAAACTTGTCAAGACTTAGCAGACGTAAAGCTAAAACTAGCCAAAGAAGAACTAGACAAAAATATACATGATAAACAATTAGTGAGAGTCTTGAAGTGTAGTCAGCTTCACGCATCAGGCTACATGATTAATCCTAAGTCTAAGTTCGCATACATCTGCAATGATGTAATCAATATACGAAGTTATGTAAAAGCTAATCCTTCTTTGTTTGAAAATCCTTTACCTCCTTCTTCAAAACCTTAGTAAAGATTTTCTTAAATGTTTTCTTGATAAAAGCTAATACTGACTGCATGGCAATCCCCCCTACCACGCTTGCTACTGATGCAGTACCCGCAGCTATCACAGAAGATGCAATGACCTCTGGTGCAGGTATTGGCATTTCCCCGAAAAATGGTAGATTAAATGTAGCTATAGTTTCTTCAGTTGATAAAGTTTCTTTGGTGGCTGGCAGGTTTGTCGGTATTGTCTCTGGTGTTAGTTCTAACGCTTCCTCCGTTGAAGATGCTTTTTCTTCTTCAGCAGAAGATTCCTGACCTCCCAGACCCGACTCTACCTGTTCCAGACTTGGAAGAAGTACAGGGTCTAGATATGGAATCTCTGCCACAGGTGGATAAAAAATTGTTTTAGGTGGAACGAGAATATAATCTGTATCTGGTAAATCAGGCAGATTTATTTCCATTCTTCTTCTTTTTTGCTTATGCTAATTTAAGCAGTAAGAAATCTTTTTTACTAATCTCACTTTTGATG